TTGCCTGCGGCATAGGTTCTGCCTGCCGCCAGCAGGAAGGTGTCTTGAATGCGCTCCCATGTGCCGCCGAACAGCGTCTGCGGGCTGGTCGCTGAGACGGAGATGTAAATGCTCCCCACCGGCCACATCATGGCAAGCATCGCCTTTTTCAGCGTGTCGCCGTAGGCTATGATCTCCCAGTCCTCCGGCAGCTCCAGCGCCTTTGCCCTCTCGCAGTATTTGCCCACGGCAAAACCGTCTCCGCCCTCCCGGATGTGCATGGCCACCGTGTCCGTGGGGACTACCGCCTCGTAGCTGGCGGAGTTTCCCAGCGTATCCACAGCCTCCAGACGCACCTTGTAGGTCTTGGTGGTCAGAATGTCCGTGGAGCCTGTGATGATCTTTCCCACGCCGCTCTCCATGGAAACCGCTGCCCCCCAGCTGCCGGAGGTTCCCAGCTTCCAGTATGCCTTCAGCTGACAGGTGATGGCTCCGCCCGCCTCTGTGTAAGAGGTCTTTGCCTGCGCCCAGATGTGAGTCCCGGCGGACATGGCCGCCCCGTTCCGGTCGCATCGGTACACGGCAATGTCCGTCAGATTTGGTGCGGAATAGTCGTATGCCGTCAGCGTCAGATCCTCCGACACCGTAAAGCCCCGGCTGTCCTCCACGGTACAGGTCACCTTCACATTGGTGGACAGCAGCACCCCCGTCCGATAGGGGGCGGATCTCACCGTCTCCCCCTGACAGGTGATGCGTTTCCCCTTGATGGAGGCTCCCTGCTGGCAGGAGACCTTGCTGTCATCGAAGCTCACCTCACTGCGGGAGATGCCCTTGAGCAGCACGGAAAGCCCCTCTGCCTTGGTGCCGTCGTTGTAAGCCACCGCCCTGCACCATCCCGCCGAGGCCGTCGGCCCCAACGAGGAAGGTACGGTCAGCGTCAGTTTCATCTCCTGCGTGCTGCCCACCTGCGTGGTGGCCGCAGCGTTGCTGTACGTCCGCAGATAGATGGTACACTCCCCGCTGGCTGCATTGGGGATCTGCGATGCCAGCGACAGCGGCGGCGTAAAGAGGAACCAGTTCTGGGCAATGTCATCGTCAAACACGTCCTTGCCCCAATGGGTATAGCTGCCGAACTTCACGCCGATGCGGTGGTAGTAGGTATTGCTTTTCCGGTTGGTGTAGATCTTCACGCTCTTCCCCAGCGCCACCGTGCTGCTCTCCGCCGTGGGGACGGATGCTCTGGGGATGGTGGGCAGTGTCACGCTGCCGCTGACCGTCAGCCTGTCCGGTGTCCACGACGATCCGGCGTTGGAGACCCACTCGCCGGAGAGCGTCACTTTCTTGCTGCCGTCTGCATCGTGGCCGATGACCACGCTGCGGCTGCCCAGCGTATACCACGCCGGGGAGTTATAGCTGTACTTGGCGTATACCCGGCTGCCCTGAATGACGTAGTAAGCGGAGTTGTCCTCCTGATTGTAAGACCCTGTGGTGTTGGCGTACAGGTACAGCGTCATGCTGACGGTGGACTGATTGGCCGCCACGTTCTGCGTCACCGTGTAGTCCAGCCGCAGCTGCCAGCCGTTGCCGCTTTTTGCCCCGTAAATACTCGCCATGCCTTACCCTCCGATCCACTTGACCGTCAGCCCAGATGTAAAGCTGATGTCCCAGTTTCCGCCCACAATGCGCTCGGATACCTCGATGCGCCCCACGTGCAGCGCTCCGTTGGAGAACCAAGCCGCCTCCGTGCCGTTGATGAAAAAGCTCATGCGCTCCGGTGTCCACGTGGTCATGTTACTGGTGGTGTCCACCACTTCATAGGTCTGCCCGTCCACCTCCACCTTCCCGGTGGTCTTTACGTCCTGCCCGATGGCAATGCCGATAATGGGTACTGCGCCGTTGTAGCCGATGATGCCCTGCTTGATGTAGCCGGAGGACTTCACCAGCATTTCCCGCAGGGCGTCCTGATCCCCTGCCAGCTCCGTCAGCCGTGCGTCGGTGTCGGCGGATATCTTGGCGGCGTAGTCATAGGCCGCCGTGGTGTTCTCCGCCGTCTGGGTCAGTCGGCTCTCGATCTCCTCCTGATACTGCCCGAAGTCTGATGCCGCCACATATTCGCTCCGCAGCACCGTCTCCAGCACATCCATCTGCTGATAGATGACATTGGCCGTCTTGATAATAAGATCCTTCAGCGCCGAGGCCGTCTGGTCTACAGAGGTCTGCACCTTTTCCGCCGACTGCGTTCCCCCAGCCTGAATGGCCTCCTGCACGTCCTTCCCGAAGGAATCCATGCTCAGGTCGTTGAGCGCCAGATTCAGATGCTGGGCCGCCTGAAAGAGATACGACCGCAGCTGTGCCAGCTGCTCCTGCTCCGTCCCCCGCAGCAAGGGCGGGGTCTCCATCTGTACCATCACATATCGCTCCCTACCTGCAAAATTCTGGCCACGGAGAACATCTTCATCTCCCCGGTCCCCTTAAGCCGCATCTGGAGGTGATCGCACCTGCGTGGGGTCACCGGGATAGCAAAGGTACGGGCTGTTCCCTTGTCCCACTGCACGGCCCCCCACCGGATCCAATCCCCGGAGGAATCGTACTTCAGATACAGCTCCAGCTTGCCCTTCAGCTGTACCCGAAGGTCAAACCGGCTCAGATACTTTTTGTCCGGATACTCGTAGCCCATGAGGCCGGAGACCGCCTCCCACGCTACATCCCCCTCCGGTGTCCACTGGGTGCCGCAGACGCAGCCAAGCTTTTTTCCCGTCTCGTCGATGAAAAACAGGTCGTCATCCTTCTGGGCGAACATCATGACCCGAAGGTCATCCTCCTTGTGCCACATCCCTTTGCCGGTGTCATATACCAGCAGGACCGGGCTTCCCGCACCGTCCAGCACGGAGAGATAGTATTTGCCGTTAAAGGCTCCTCCCACAGCATCCGTGTAGCGCACGCCGCCCAGCGCCGCCCCCACATCCACGGGAACAGAGCCGTCATAGGCGCATACCTCGGTGCGACCCTTGTAATAAAGCACCTCGTTGACCACGCACAGGCTCCGCCAGCTGTCCTTCTGCACGCCCCGGCACAGCGTCTCCGTGATCTGATGCGCCCCCGTGGTGGATACCGCCACCCGGTGCAGCGCCGTCTCCTTGAAAAACGTGGGGTAGCCCAGATAGTTTACCGCTCCCGTCCATGCGCCGTCGGAGCCTACGGAGGCCGCCCAGCTGTCTGTGGACAGACCCATGTAGCAGCCCCAGTTCTTAAAGTCTCCCAGCTTGCAGCAGTAGATCTCGTTGACGGTCTCCCCGTCCTTCACGCCGTACCGGCAGCCCCACAGACGGTTCTGGGCCTGACAGACGTAGTCCATATCCGGGGCAATGCGATGTACGGACACGCCGCCTGTCTGCGTGGCCCCCCGGTCTACCACGCCCACCACCACGATCCAGTCCTCCCCCTTGGCCCAGATGACCTTGGAGGCGTTGAGGTCTGCGTACTGCTGCTTGACCTCCTCGCTGTCGCCGTCGTAGGCGATGCCCTTGAGCACCACGCCGTCATAGGCTTCAAAGGCTGTCCCGATGCCCGTGGCGGTGATCTTGACATATACCTGCGGGATGGCCACCCACACGGAGGTGGTGCCGTCGTAGCGCTTGAGGCTGTGGCTGTCCATCCACAGGTCACCCCCCTGCGGGGTCTGCGGTTTCGTATAGGCAATGCCGTTGTAGGGATCGCCGTTTATATCGCAGATGGTGTAGGTGACCTGCGCCCCCTTCGCCACGGAAAAGGATGCGTCAATGGATCCGTAGTCCGTCAGGTCTGCGGTGTTGATGTACTTCCGGTCGGGCCAGATCACCAGCCACGCTCCCATGCCGATAAGCTGCTTGGGACAGTCCTCCGGTGCGGTGGAAAGCCCCATGTCCACGGCCTTTCCGTTTACCACCAGATTTTTCCCGTCTACCCAGATGAGGGCATCCTTGGCGGCAAGTCCCGCCGGGGCGGAGAGGGTCTCTCCCCAGCCCCGCCTTCCCCGGCTGGCCAGCATGGGGTAGTAGTCCCCCGTAAGATTTTTCATGTCCAGCCACTGCCCATCCTGTATCCGGGGCCGGTGGTCGTAGCCGCCGAACTGGCTGGTCATCAGGCGGCTGGTCTTTGCCTCCTGCAGCTGCGGTAGATACATCTCGCTTCCCCTCCTCAAATCTGCAGCGGCCCCGCCGATACCGGCAGGTGCGTCCGGTTATACCATGCGGCAAACACCTGATAGGCGGCGTTGTACATGGCCGCCGACTGGTTATACTTGCTGATCTCCGCATTCTCCAGATCGATCATGCTCTGCAGATACCGCACATACACCTCCTCGGCGTAGGGATCCGGCACCAGCAGCGTTTTCTCCATGTCCGCCGTAGTGTACCGGGGCATCTCCCCCTCCGGTGCGCCCTCGTGGGAGCGGATCACGTCCCACCAGACCTTCCCGTCCAGTCTCGTCAGCCACTCCACCTTGGTTTGGTCGTCAAACTGGTTGGGCTTTACCAGATCGCACCGGGCGATGGCCTCACTGATCGTCATTGTGTCTCCTCCTTTATCGCAAAAAGGGGGAAAGGCCCCGTCGGTCTCTCCCCCTCCTTTTCTCTCGCAGTTACTGCCGCAGGATGCGCTCGTCCTTGTGTTTGTCCAGCTCCTCCTGTGCCTGCTGGGATCGCCGGATCTCGTCGGCGATGAAGCGAGGCACCTCGCTGGTCTGGCCCTTGGGCAGCAGATAGTTGATGCCGTTGACGGACACGAACAGGTTCGGCTCGTCGTGGGCGCTGCCTCTGGGGATGTGGATACTGACCTTGTCGCTGGGGTCAAGGCCCATGGCCTCGATCTCACGCTCTACCTTGGTTTTTGCAGCCATTTCGTGGCCCTCCTTTTGTTTTCTTCGGGGGAGGGGAGGCTGTCCCCTCCCCCGGTGTCTCAGTTGGCGGTGTCCGTGGCGGAGTAGGAGCTGACGCTCATCACCCGCAGCAGCCGCTCCGGGTACAGCAGCGTAGCGCCGTTGGTCTCGAACTTGTAGCCGATGGTGCTGAACTGGTTCAGCGGGCCGCCGATCTCGCTCTTGTCGTGGGCGATCATCTGCAGCGCACCGCCCTCCGGGTCGATGATGCCGAAGGCATCCTTGCCGAAGAAGTAGGTGGCGTAGGTCACGCCTGCGGACTTGTTCTGGTAGCTGGTGCCGCCCAGAATGGGGGCGAAGGTGTTTTCGATGAACCGCACCCCGTGCAGCTCGCCGATCTCGCCGTTGAAGATCTCGCTGGTGGCGGCGTACTTGTGGGCCTCGATCCACGCATCGCTCTTGCGCAGGTCATAGGCCACGCTGGGATGGATCACGGCGTAGTACTTGCCGTTGATGCTCTTGGCACGGTCCTTCTTCAGCTTGGTGGCGGCCTTTGCCACCATGTCCGGGGTCAGCAGGGACCAGCCGTCGGTGTCGCTGGCTCCCATGGTGGCGCAGCTGGTGGGGGTGCTTGCCACAGCGCCGTTCTTGATGTTGTCGCAGTACAGCACGTTGGTGCCTACCAGCAGGGCATCCCGGATCAGCACCTCCTGCGTCTCGGCGGCAGATGCGCCCATCTCCTCCGTAGCAGCAAGGATCATGTCGTCGTAGGCGTGCAGCTCCAGCTGGTCGGTCAGGGAGACATAGGTGCCATACTGCTCGATGGCGCCGGTCTTGGTGCTGGTGCCCATCTTCTGGCCGGTGGGGATCACGCCTTCCACCAGCTTGTCGGCCCGTGCGAAGGTGTTCATCTTGCGCCACTCCACGCTCTTGCCGTGGTTGGCGGGCAGGGGCTGCTTGCGGCCAAACTGGGCGTAGAACATCTCCACCCGTGCGTTCTCCAGCAGCTCCGTGTCGTAAAAGGTTTTCAGCTCGGCGGACAGGGTGTCTTTGCCGGAAAATGCGGTGGTGGTGCCGGTATTGGCGTTTACATAGTTGCCGGTGGCGTTGACCAGCGTACCGGCGTCGGCAAACAGCTGCAGATCCAGCAGCAGCTTCATGGTATTCATGATGGTTTTCATGTCTTTCTCTCCTTTCGTGATCCCACGGGGAGAGCGTCCGGCTCACTGACCGGGGTACAGCTTCTTCCCGTGTGCCGCCGCATCCCGGATGCGCTGCTTCAGCGCCTCTCTCTGCTCCTTGGATGCGTGGGCATAGTCAAATGTGGTGACGGAAGGAGCCTGTGCGGAGGTGCCATGCTCCGTGGGCCTGCGCTGGCCGGAACGAATGGCGTTGGCCATCTGCTCCGCTGTCTGGCGGGCCGTCTGCTGCATGGCGGCGGTCTGGATCTCCTTGCGGTGGACGGCATAGTACGCATCCTCCACGCTAAGACCCACGCCGGGGGAGGTCATCCGCAGAAACGCCGGGTTCTCCAGTTCATGGGACAGGTCGAAGTCGGGGAATACCTTCTTCATTTCCTCGCTCTGCTGCTGCAGGCCCTCCAGATGCGCCTGCAGCTTCTGCTGCTCCAGCGTCCGGGCCTCCTGCTGCTGCCGCAGAGCCGTCTCCCGCTCGCTGCGCTCCAGCCGCTTGGCCACATCCACGTCCACGCCCATCTCCAAGGCTTTCTCCTCGTAGTATGCGTCGTCGTTCTGCACGGCCTCTGCCAGCGCCGCAGCGTCCAGATGCTCCATGTCCATGCCATGGCGCTTTGCCAACAGATCCAGCGCCGGTCTCAGGGCCTCCAGCGTACTCTCCGCCCCGTTGGCGGACTTGAGCCGGGCCTGAATGGTGCGCTGCATCTGCCGGTTGTACTCCGGATCCTGCATGATCTCCTCCCAAGTCATGCGCTTGGGGGTCTCCTCCTTGGGTTCTTCGCCCTCATCAGGGGCTTCTTCCGTGGGCTGGGGAGGCGTTTCCTCCTGCGCAGCGGCGGCCTGCTCCGGCTGGGCGGCGGCCTTCCTTGCCGCCATCCGCTCCCGGCTCGCCCGGTGTTTCTTCAGCTTTTCCGCCGGAACGCCCAATTCCAGCAGTTTGCTCTCCCCGGCGTCGGGAGTACTGTTTTCGCCCGATGCGGCTGCTCCATCCCCGGCTCCGGCACCTGCGCCTTCGCCGCCGAACAGCTGCAGCCAAATGTTGCGTGTCTCCATATGTTCCTCCTCATATCTGCCGCTTACGTCCGGCGAGTCGTTAAGGTGGAGGGTGCGGGGAGAGTCGGACTCCCATCTACTGCGGATCGTGCAGCCGTCCTGCCATTAGACCACGCTACCCATGCGCCGGGGGTCTCCCCCCGGCAAAAATAGGAAGAAAAGAAGGATGCCTTAAAAGGACAAGGCCATTGTACCGTGGGGCGAACCCCTCTCTCTACCCCCCAACGGCCTATTTGCAAATAAATTTTACCCGGCCCGGATACTGCTCCTGCAGCAGCCGGAAGCCCTCGCACACGCTCTCAAAGATCAGCTCCAGCACTGCCCGTGACCCGTGTACCTCCCGGCAGGAGATGACAGCGTCCCCCTCCCGCAGGGATACCTCCATCTTCCGCACCCATCGCCTGCCCAGCCGCTTTAGGTCAGAGGCCAGCGTGTAGGTAAGGATGGAGGCCGCCGCACACACGATATCCTCCCCGTATTTTCCCCCGCCGTGTCCCTGCACCGTCAGGCACAGGCCCTTGCGGTCGTACTCTGCCCGGATCATACCATCACCGGTCCTTCCTCCGGCTCCGCCGCCGCCCGGCTTTGCTCACGAGCCTGCTGCACGTAGGGATGCTCCGCCTCCGGCTGCTGCTGCGCCGCCACCTGCCCCTGCGGGATGCCTGCGCCGCCGCCCATGGTCTGCAAAATGTCCTGACTGAGGCCCTGCACCATCTCCGGGGCCACCTTGGCCGCCAGCGTCAGCGCCAGCTGCATATACTGCCCCAGCTTGTCCCGCAGCGTCCCCTGCTGGGCCACCCGCTGCATCATGCCGTCCTTGCCGTCAAAGTCCATCATCTCCAGACACATCATGGTCTGATCCACCGCATCCGGGGAAAAGAAGCCCAGCTGGTAAAACTGCAGCGCCAGCTCGTTCTGGCTCATTTTGGTGTAGGCGCTTTTTTTCTGGGCGGTCACCTTGATGTCAAACACCGGCAGACGAAAGCCCATGTCCTCCCCGAAGGCCATCCCCTGCGGCTGGGGCTTTAGTCCGGCGTTGGTGTAGGTGACGTACTCCTCGCCCCCCTGCTCCCCTAAAATGCGGAACTGCCGGGGCATATCGTAAAACTGCCGGATCAGCTCGATGACCAGACCCACAATGCCGGTGTAGGCCCGGTAGGAGGCAAGGGTAGCATCTCTCGACCCCTTGCCGCTGGCCTCCTGCAGCGCCGCAATGGCCGAGGCCGCCGTGATACCGCCGCCGGGAGAAGATCCTGTCGCCGTCTCCGTGTTGCCGCTGGTCTCCCGCAGCTCCTGCACCGTCTCCTGCAGCACGCTGATGTAATTGCCCTGCAAGGCGGTGTACTCCATGGCCCGGATGCTGTCCTCCCCCAGATTTCCGCTGATATGCACCAGCGGCTTGGAGATATCCAGCAGCTCCTGCTCGTTGATGCCGCCGTCGCTGCGGACAAAATACCGGGGCGTGGCCCCCGCCATGGCGTTTTTGACAATGGCCGTCCGCAGCAGATCGATCTCCGTCTGGGGATTGCGGCACAGATCTACATAGCCGTAGCCGCAGGGGCTGCCCTCGATGGGATACAGCGCGTCAAACACATACGGGTACAGCCCGTGGTCGTACAGGCCCCGCTCCCGCAGCTCCGGGTCGTTTTCCGTGGCATACAGCACCTGATCGCCCACGTACCGCACATATTGCAGCGTCTTTTTCCCGGCCACCAGCTTGTGGTAGTAGCACTCCACCACCGTCACCTTGCCGTCGGTAGACACCGTATCGTCATACAAAAACCGTGTGGAGAGGATGTTCTGGCCCTTCAGGGTGTCCTCCAGCTCCGGATACTGCTCCTGCAGCAGATCCCGGTCTGCCAGTTCCGTGTGAAAGAAATACCGGCTGCGCTGGATGTCCTCCAGCCCCGGCTCCCAGTACAGGTTCAGGAGGTTTACCCTCGTGATAGAGATGTCCCCCAGCCCGTTGAGCTTTCCGGGGTCCCACACCGTCTTGTATACTCCCGTCCCCGTCTTGCACTTTTGCCACATGGCGTCGGAGTAGGTGCGTTCAAATTCATTTTGTTCCAGCACGCACGGCACAATGGCGCTTAGCATCCGTGCCTCCTGCCGGTCGCCCTCCTCACGAGGGAGAATGTTGGGCTCCGGGTAACTCTCCATGGCATCTGCGTGCTTGCTGGTGATGACGTTGTGCAGCCACCCGCTGCGGCTCTTAAAGCCGGGGGAGGCCATGGTGGTCTTGTCCCGCTCCTCCCAGCTGTTGCGCAGCTTCCACCACTGTTCGCTGGAAAGGATGCGCCTCTCCGTGGCGGCCTTCCCCGCCTTGTATCGCTGCAGGATCTCCGTCAGCCGCCGCACCTGCTCCGGCCCGATGGCCTGTGACTCCGGCATGGTCTCCCGCAGCTCCTGCTCCTCTCTGATGTCCATATACCCCTCCTTACCAAATATCCCGCAATCCATCCCGCCGCATGGTGCTCAGCGGATCGATGACCATCGGCTTTTGCTGTACCGGCACCATGGGCTTGACCGGTCTCGACATACACATATACCGCACCTCGTCCGCCACATGATCCTCCAGCGTGGTGTCCAGATCCTCCGGGTGGGTCTCCGAGTACATCATCAGCGGCATGGTGCGGATAAACGCCCGGCAGCTGTCAAAGACATACATCCGGGCATACCCCTCCTCGTCGAACTGGAGCCGGTAATGCACCTGCATCCATCCGGGGATCCGCTGGTTGTCCCCCGGCGTAAAGTAGATGCCGTACCTTGCCGCCGTCTCTGCGATGCTCTCGCCCCGGCTGGCGTCCCAGATGGCCGGGTCCGCCACGCTGTCCACGATCTTCCGCCCCTTGAGCCACGGGTGGGTGTCCTCCACCTCCCGGATCCGCCGGAACTGCTCGTCCGGCGACCACTTGACGCCCTCGTTGGGCGTTTGCGTGCAGCCGTACATCTCCATGATGCGATACAGCACCCCATCATAGTCCACCGCCCACCATGCCAAGGAGAAGGGCTTGCCGTAGCCGAAGTCGTAGCTGCGCATGATGTTCCAGCCCCGCCTCTCCCCCACGGATAGGTCAAAGGGCGCAATGACATGGCACCATTTGTGCCGCCGCCGCAGCTCCTCCGGGGAAAGACCCAGCTCTGCCGCCTTGTCCGCCGGAGGGTCAGGCCGGAAGTCCTCAAAAAATTGGCCCTCGAAAATGTCCCATGACCCGTGGAGCCACGCCTCCCGCAGCTTGGGCGGCAGGCTCTCCAGCTCCTGCACATACTCCGGCTGCGTCTCCATCAGCGCACGATTGTCCGTCACCAGCGCCTGCACAAAGCTGTAATTGTCCGGGTTTTCCCCGTCCTCAAAGCGCCGGTCAACGAAAAGCCGCTTGAAATACCCGTGACTTGGCCCTCCGGGGTTAAGGGTATAGTACGTCCGCTTGGGGTATCCGTTGGTGCCTCGCACGCAGGCATTGATCTTTTTGATCCAGTCCTCCGGCAGCTGCCCCGCCTCGTCGATAAACACCACGTCGTACTCTGCGCCCTGATACTGGCCCAAGTCTCCGTCACAGGCGCAGTACCCAAACCAGATGGTGCTGCCGTTGGGGAAATTAAACACCTTGTCCGTCTTGTTGTACTTGGCCAGCCCCAGCAGCTCCGCCCGCAGCGCCTCGATGTGGTTGTTGATCAGCTCCTTGTAGGTCTTTCGGACGATCAAAATGCGGATGCCGGGGTACGTCACCGCCAATATCTTGGCCTTGGTGCGCACCGCCCAGCTCTTTCCGCCGCCTCTGGCCCCACCATAGGCCACGTGCCGGTGTCCGTCCCGCAAAAACGCATCCTGCTTGTCGCTGATGCGTGACAGGTCTGCTATCCTCATCGCTTATACTCCTCCGGCAGGCCCACCACCTCCAGCGTCTTGTCCTCGGCCTCCTCGGCCTTCTCCCGCCAGCCCCAGTTGCAGGACAGCGAGAATTTTGCCCCCGTGCAGCCGTCCTTGTCGTATAGCCGCCGCTCGGCGTACTCCTCGCACCGGGCCTTTGCACGTGTAATGGTGTCCTTAAAGACCTCTCGTCCCTGATAATTCATCAACGCCTGCCGCCCGCCAAAGCCCAGCGCCAGCGCCAGCCCCGTCACCGTGGGAGGATGCGCCCCCCGCACTACGGGCTGCCCGTACTTATCCAGCAGCATCTCTCCGTCCCGGGTATAGACGATCTCCCCCTCACACTCGGCAAAATACGCCTCGATCTTTTCCTCCAGCTCCTCCGGTGTCTTGTAGATCCATGGTCTCCCCATTCCTGCGCTCCCTCCTCTCATTAAAGCGGACATCGTATGCCCGCCTGTCCTGTTTTTTGCACCACGCCCCCGCCGCTGCGCTTTTCCCGGTACAAGTTCCCCCACCTCCCGCAGGAGGCTCGCCGTTGCTCTTCGGCCATCCGGCCATGCCCACTTTCGCCCGCATCCACCGATGCTGCTGCACTTTCTCCCATTGTACCGTGCATCTTCCCCCGCTCTCTACCCCCCATCCGACCCATTTTCTCCGCTCTTTGTGCATCCTGCTATAAATTTTCCAAATCTTTGTGCATTTCGCCCACTGTTTTTTCTCAAAAATCTAAAAATAACACTTGACTTTATTTAAACTCTGTGCTATACTTTAGTTACAGTAAAGATAAAGGACAGGCCAACAGGCCGGAAAGGATCAACATTATGAAGTACGAAGTTTGCCTGAGCAATGATAGCTGCATCTTTGACAGCGAGATCGGATTTGACACCATCAAGGAGGCCATCGAGTGGGGACTTAACCGTGGAAAGCGCTATGTGCTTCATGTCGGCGCACAAGGCGGCGACACCGTTTCGCTGGGCGTTGCCGGTAAGAAGATCACCGCCAACGTCGGCAGCCCTTGGGAGCACACCTTCTCCACCAAGTCCCTCGACGAGATCGTCGACCACGTCCTGTGCAAGATCGTTTCCACCATCGGCAGCTACGGGATGGGGCCTGACTGGGAAGAGGTCACAGTCGGGGAGGCCGTCCAAGCGCTTCGGATCACCCGCACGGAGGCAGGCAAACTGCACTACCGTATGTGGGATGGTCAGAAGGACGCAGTGCGTGATTATATCAATTCCCACCGTGCGGAAATCATGCAGTATCTGGATGCTATGGACAAGGAGGACTGACCCATGAGGAAGATCATCAACAACAAGGTGTACGACACCTCCACCGCCGCAATGATCGGCCTGTCGGACAACGGCCACGAGTACAATGACCTTGCCTACAGCGGCGAGACGCTGTACCGCAAGCGCACGGGGGAGTATTTCCTCCACGGCGAGGGCGGCCCCATGACCAGCTACGCCGTCCGTACCGGCAG